CTACTGGTCGTGGCGACAACTTTGTAATTATGGGTCAGATTGCATACCCTATTGATGAAAGTTCAATAGGCGATCATTATGACGATAAAGATAAGGTTGCTAATTTTCTTTGGCACACAAGCGGATTACGACTACACTTAAACATTGGTGATGTAGATATTACACCAAGTCGTGAAGCACTATCTTATACAACAGATACTAAAAATAATATCCGTAATGTTATTCAGTCTGTTATTAAAGATATCAAGGAAAGCGTAGAGGATGCTATTAAAGCACAACCTACACTGTACCTTGCACGTAAAAAGTATGTTGAGATTGAGCAACAGTGCCACTCTGTAAAAGAAGCGATGGAAAGTCTAAACAAGGCTATCCAATGGAATGGTAAGGATATCTTTGATGAGATGGTCGGAAACAAGATCAAAGTATCGAGCATCAGCCTAACCCATATACATAAGTCTGGGTATCGTAGCAAGTCAGAAACAAATAAAGATCCAGACTTTGTACCATTCCGCAAAGACACTCGTTTTGTTATAGATGATTTGCCAAGAGGTGGCATGACTCGTATTCGTAACACGATCAAACAAGACAATGCCAACAGAGGTTATAGTAGTCAAGGATACGATGTGTACGTATACAAGTTACGACAAGACCTGATTGGTGGTACAGATCAACCGTATCGCTACGACGAGACTAAGGACAACAACAAGCTACTAGATAAGCTTGGTGGTGCAAAACCTGAGAATGTCAGGTTCACATCTGACATGCCAAAACCAGATCGTTCATCTAACAGAAGTAACTCTGTATACTCAGCAGAGGTTAAGTGCTTCACTTGGGATGGCAACACTGGCAAGTTTGAATACAAGAAAGTGTCTGTCAAAGATCAAAACATGATTTACATTCCTGCTATTAAAAAGAAAAACAGGTGGGGCGATGCCGATTCTGGATGTAAACTATCTAATTTTCTGCACATAACCGACAAAGCTCTTGGTATATATCTTAGCTTACTATGCAAGCACTATGGTGTTAATGTGTATGGTAAGACTATCTGCCTCATGACTCCATCACAGGTCAAGCAGCGTAAGCTAGAAGATCGCAGCAATTGGGAAGGCCCAGAGTTTATTGTGGACTACCTTAAGGCTTTAGTCAAAGACTCAGCAGAAGAGATCAGTGGTATTAGACATGCACACAGATGCTCAGATCGTAATCTGCACGATGTTATCCTTGGCACTACTACTGAGAACAAGGCAAAAGAAATTGTACTTGAATTTCAAGAATACAATGATAGAATTACTAAGAATCAGGATGATCTAGATATGGTCTGGAAGCTTGGTAAAGAGATGGGTATGGACAATCTGTGGGCAGAACCAGAAGGTTTTGACAAAGATGCTAAGTATTTCAAACCACTTAAGAAAGAAATGGAGAAGTATCCTCTTCTCGATGGTATCAATACTAACAGGGTTTGTGAGTCTGATCTCTCAGCTTACATCGACATGGTAGAAAATTCAAATAAAGTATTGACAAATGCTTGACGATAAGGTATAACATATACGTGGGATTCACATCATAATCTAGTTTGTTCTAGATCCACATTGTCATCTCACACAATATTCACACAGGAGTTTGAAATGAATTACATTATTGCAAATGACGGCAACGTAACAGCGACAGTAGCGGGTGAAGTTTACACCTTCGGCAAGTCGCACCCAAGATATGACAGACTTATTACTCATCTTAAGAATAATAATGTCGAACACTTTGAGGCATCCTACGACATTGTATCGCATGTAAATGCATACTGCGATGGATATGCCAGCGTTGAAAATGGCAAGATGAAGTGGGATGGGATTGAAATGCCAGAGATGTTTGGTGGCACGATCCTTGATATGATTCAACAGGGGTATCCCTTTGAGCCTATGTTAAACTTCCTTGATAACATGTCACAGAATCCATCTGACCATGCTATCACAGAACTATTTGAGTTTATGGAAAACAAGAATATGCCTATCACACCTGATGGACATTTCTTAGCATACAAAGCAGTTAGTGAAAGTTACAAGGATCTCTGGTCTGGTAAATTTGACAATAGCGTTGGAAGCACTTGTGAGATTCAACGTAGCAAAGTAAACGGTGATCGTGAAAGTCACTGTGCTGCTGGACTACACGTTGGAGCGTTTGATTATGCCAAGTCATATGGTGGAATTGATTTAGACGACAACGAAGGTGACGGAGGCAACAAGCTTATGATTTGCAAGGTAAACCCATGTGATGTTGTAAGTGTGCCAAACGACTGCAAGTGTCAGAAGTTACGCTGCTGTAAGTACGAAGTGGTTAGTGAGTTTGAAGACTTAATGAAGTCAGTAGTCCACATGACTAAAGACGATATTGATTATTCAAACATTAAAAGACGTAATAAAGAATGGATTGTCGAGGTCACTGCTAAGTTAGAACGTGTCAATAACGTTCTCAGAAAGCGTGAAGCTGTTCTTAGCTAGTGACTCTAGGGAGGGGTGGGGCAAGCAGTGTGTGGCTTGCCTCATCCCGGTCTTTGATTATGAATAAAAATAACATAAAAATTTTTCTGTTTGTTGTCATAGGACTTTTAAGTATTATGATTGTACAAAGTTATATATGGATAAATGTAGGACCATAAAATGAATGAATTAACTTCTTGCAGCGTCACAGAAACGCTTGACATAGATGGCAAAGTTTGGTATACTGATTATAGTAATGTGGATGTAGAAAATCTTACACTGAAAGAACTAGATGAAGTGGTCAGAGATTAAAAAGTGGGCCAAGACAAAAGGTTATAATGTCTCAAGAGAGAAGGCAGAAAATACCGATGAATATACATATGAGTATACTTGGACTAAAGACGATGAATCTGCTGGAGGTTTAGCCACAAGCGTTAAAGGTCTAGCGACTGACATATTTAATAACATAACAAACAATAGACATTTAGCACACCAGTTGCAATATCAGCAAGAATTTAAATGGTTTAAGAATGAAAATTAATTACGAACCCAAACTAGACTTTGACGATGTATTATTAGCTCCACATAGAAGCAGAACTGCTTCACGCTCTGATATTAAACTGGTACGAAACTTCTCATTCTACCACTCTGATAACTTGTGGGAAGGTGTACCTATCTTTGCAGCGAATATGGACACAACTGGTAGCTTCGGTATGTCTGACGCATTAGCTAAATATGCTATGCCAACGTGTCTTCACAAACACTATGATGTAGATGATCTAGTACGTGAATTATATTATCCTAATACTCAATGGTATAGTATAGGTATTAAAGACGAAGATATTTTGAAACTAAATAAGTTTATAGATTGTTCAGGCATTACTCCAAACATATGTATAGATGTAGCCAATGGTTATACAGATCACTTTGTGAATTTTTGCCACCGAGTAAGAGAGCGTGTGAATAAACATACTGTTATAATGGCTGGGAATGTTTGTACGCCAGAGATGGTACAGGAATTGATCTTGCATGGTGGAGTAGACATTGTTAAGATTGGGATTGGCCCCGGATCTGCTTGCACAACAAGATTAAAAACTGGTGTGGGTTTCCCCCAGCTATCTGCTATAATAGAGTGTGGTCATGCAGCACACGGTTTACGTAATGGCGATGGACGATTAGGATTAGTTTGTGCTGACGGTGGTTGCAGAACTCCTGCTGATGTTTGTAAGGCATTTGCTGCTGGTGCAGACTTTGTTATGTTAGGCGGCATGTTAGCTGGCACACATGAATGCGAAGGAGATTGGCAATACGAATGGCTACCAGATCATAGTGGGATGATTAGAAAGTCTTTAAAGTTTTATGGCATGTCTTCAAGCGAAGCGCAGTCAAAGTATGGTGGTATAAAAGATTATAGGGCAAGCGAGGGGCGCGTAAAAGAAGTTCCATACAAAGGCCCAGTAAAAGATATTATATTGGATGTATTAGGCGGTCTGCGTAGCGCCTGTGCGTATATCGGAGCGACGAAGCTCAAAGACATGAACAAATGCGCAGAATTCAACTTGGTCAACAGAACTCATTTCGATCAGAGTACATAATGGACACAGAATTAAGTATATTAGAATTTTATAAAACAAATTCAGTAGAAGAAAGTTTTGATGAAAAATTTTATCAAAACGCACACCCAGACTCAAAAAATTTTTATCAACCTTTTTGTTCTGATTCAGGCATAGATGATAGACATAGACTATATTACCACTATTATTTATATGGAAAGAATTTCGGATTTGTACATAATCTTCAAGATGTTTTAGAACACGAATTAGTGCCTTTGCAAGTTGATAAAGATTGCAAAAAGTATTTGTTTACAACATATTATAAAGATAACAGACGACAACATGAAATAGATTATTGTCTAGAGAAAAATATAACTAATGAACATATAGATCACATTTATGCTTTAGTTACTACTGGAACTGAAAGGCCGGGTTTTCTCTCACGTAATCCTAAGCTTACTTTTATAAATATAGAAACAAGAACCCCCACGTATAAAGATTGGATTCTGTCTTCTAAGAGTTTAATTAAAGACGATAATTATGTCTCAATTTTTTGCAATGCAGATATACATTTTGATTACACTGTTGATCAAATCTCATCTTTTACAAGTAGAGAAAACAGTATGGTATGTTTGTCGAGATACGATAGAAATGCTGCTGGTGAGTATAAGATTATAACTAATCCTAAGTGGTCTCAAGATACTTGGGCGTTAAGTGGTGACAGTATTAATAATATAGATTTTGTTCATTCTTTGGGAATACCTACTGGTAAACCAAGATGTGACAACAAAATTGCATATAAATTTGCCTACAACGGGTTTGATATATTTAATCCTTGCTATCATATTAAATCTTATCATAAACACAAAGAAGGACACAGAGATTATAATGTGCAAACAGACGCTGCTTTAGGAGCAGTATGTTTTATAGAACCTTGTACTAATCCAAACTATCCTTCTAAAAAGAATTACGTATTAGCTCCAAGAAAAGTTACAGATACAATAGATCATGTTGTAATGTCAGATTTTTTAAGCACATGCAAGTTTAAAAACTTTAAAGCTATTTTATCAGACAACCAAAAAAGACATCTTCATGGAGGATGGGGATCTGTAAACGAACAAATTGACAGAGTGTGGACTAAAGATAGAAGTAATAATTTAATTACATTTCTATGGGAATCTTACCAATCTTACCCAGACAAGTTGTGGTCGTCAAAATGGTACGCTGTTGAACACTTAGTAAATTATTGCCCAGAGTACTACGGAGACGTTTTACCTTTAGCCCCTACAATTGAATCCTTTTATGAAAAGCTTTACGAGTCTGGAGTTTTGGAGGAACAGTGTGAAGGTATATTATTTACTTCTGAACACACCTTTAAGACAAATAATAATTTACTTTATTTACAAAATAAAAAACTTGGCTATGTGCATCACCCAATTATGCCTGACATTTCATGCAAAAAGTTTTCTGTAGAAAATTATTTGAATAATAAAGATAAAAAACTTATAAATCTTGGTTGGTTTAATAGAAATTTTTCGTTTTTTGAAAAACTAACAGTAGATGATTTTGAAAAATTATTCGTATTTGGTGGAGTAGAAAACTTTAAATACAAAATTTTTGAAAACGACATGATCTATAACGGTATATCAAATCCAACAACAGTAATTTCTCCAAGTCTTACTGATAATGAGTTAAACGAATTACTATCTAACAACATCATTTTTGTAAATCTATACGACAGCTCTGCCAATAATGCGATTATTAACGCCATACAAAGGCACTGTCCTATTATTTTAAATAGACTTCCTGCCTGCGAAGAGTATTTAGGATCAGAATATCCATTGTTCTATGACGAAAGCGATGAAATAAAATATCTATTAATGGAAGAAAAAATTATTGAAGCTCATTATTACTTAAGAGACTTAGATATTAGCAAATTTTCTATAGATAACTTTATATCAACTGTTAATGAATTTATTGGAGGATATTAATATTAATAAAGAAAATATATTACTATTATCAGAAGCTCGTCATGGTACAACTTTTTTTATCAACAATACCAGACAAACATATACCGAGTGTGATAAGATCATAGCTTGTTATGAAATAATGAGTTTATCAAAAGAAGTTATAGATCAATGTACTTCTTGTTTATATGCTTGTAGTAATGGCAAATATGCATTAAAAGATACAAAATTTGAAGAAGACGAACCTGTCATATGCCAAACAACTATGAAAGATCTGCAAAAAATTAGGTTATATTCAGAAAGATTATACTTAGATTTACTGATGAGTCAAATAAATAAAAGAAAGACTAAGAGCAAGTTTTTATGTAAAATTTTTGCCAGCCATATTTTAGATAGAGAAACAAAACAACCTAATTCTTTAGAAGATATTTTAAATTATTTTGACAAAGTAATAATTTTAGATAGAGATAATTTAGAATATATATTTTCTCATGCTAATGCATTATATTTTCCGTGTTGTGATAATCCTTGGAGCATTGAATCGGTTGAACACAAAAAATGTGACATAACCTTAAAAGATAAACACATTATTAACTATAGAGATAATATTAAAAACAAAAATATTGTGTTTGAAGAAGCTAGAGAATATTGTGCTAGAAAAAATAAACCTGTACTAGACATTCACTACAATAATTTAACTACTTGTTGGGAAAAAGACATTTCTAATTTTATAGGTATACCTTTTGTTAAAACCGCAAAGTTTGTTAAAGGAAATTACGACTATAAATCTTTTCTAAAGAATAACCCTAAAATAAAAAGTATAATTTAATTATGGCGTTACCAGCAATTATAATTTCAACACTGTGCTATGTATGGACATGTACGTGTTGCATTGTGGGACGCGATTATCCACACGCTGTAATGTGGTTCGCATACGCACTCGCTAATTTAGGATTATTGTGGTATGAATTCAACAAAATGGGATGAACGATTTATTGAACTAGCCAAACTAGTCGGATCTTGGTCGAAAGACCCGTCAACTCAAGTGGGAGCGGTAATAGTAGATCAAAAAAATAGAATTGTATCAGTTGGTTATAATGGATTTCCTAGAGGTATAAAAGATAATTCAAAAAAACTAATTGACAGAAGTACAAAGTATGATATAATCGTACATGCAGAAGCTAACGCTTTAGCTTTTGCTAATAAATCAGTAGAAGGTTGTACATTGTACACATTCCCATTTCAGCCGTGTTCACGCTGCGCTGGGTTAATAATACAATCTGGCATGAAAAGAGTGGTTTCAGTAGTACACCTTGATGAGAGGTGGAAAAAAAACTTCTCGCTTGCGCAAAAACTTTTTGCAGAAGCTAATGTTGAAATGGAGTTCTTAGATGGATGATGATTATGAAAGAGAAGAAATGCTTGCCGCATTAGTTACGGATTGTATTATTTCTCACAATGAGGCTATAATAGTAAAACTGTTAGCCGAGCTTGAAAAACAATATCAGGAACTTGCAAGGCTATCAACTATGGGCGAATACAAAAGTGATTGGACCCACAAACAAGTATTGGATTATGTAACTTATGAAACTTAGCATGGGAGGTAAAAATGCCATCAGTTAATGAAATGGCACAAGCTCATTTGGGCAATGTGCAAAAAGCAATTCTAGATTTAGAACAACAAAAAGTTCAGATTGACGAGGAAATTGCAAAACTTAAATCATACCTACAAGAAGGTTATGTAGAATTAAATCCAGAACAAGAAGGGGAGAAGTAAAAATGAATAGTGTCGATTTTTTTGAAAGACTTGATAATGTTTCTAGTGCGTATCACTGGAATATTAATAATAAGAAAGTAGTAGCAACTTTTCAGAGTGGTCCTCACAGGGGAGAAACTTTGAATCCAATTACAGCACTGGCTCATAAGTCAGGTCTTGGAGTTTTTGACAACACAAGAGAAGGTACTCAAACAGCAGCAAGCGCACTCGGGTTATCCAGAGATTTTGCTAGAAATGTTTATAGTGCAACTCTTGGTAGTAACAATCGTGGTAATACTCAAGTTATTCGTGGAAGAATTAGATCAGCATTGGAGTTATAGATGAATATCAATACGTGGTTGGGGTGTGGAAGATTAACAAAGGATGCAGATTTTAATGTCACCCAAAAAGGAACTTCTATGGCGAAGTTTAGGATGGCAGTAAATGATAGGAGAAATGACGACACGTTATATCTCAATGTTCTTTGTTTCGGAAAGATGGCAGAAGCATTGAAAGATCATCTTCTGCGAGGCAGATTGGTTGGAGTTCAAGGTAAGATCAAGATCGACGATTACCAAGATAAAGAGGGTAATCAAAGAAATTCTGTATGCGTTATGGCAGATGAAATTTCTCTTGGTCCTAATCCTAATGGGACAACCAATACTGATAAAGATAATACTTAAGATACAGCACATATACTATTATTTATAATAGAATCAAGATGTTATCTTAAGATATAGCCTCGGATGTCACAAGCATCCGGGGTTATTTTTTTTAAAGTTCGCCCTTGACTAAGACGATAAAAAGGTTATAATGAAGTAAATGCAGAATCATACCATCATCTAGTTTATTCTAGATCCACATTGTATTCTGCTATCACACAATAATAACAAAGGAAATTATCATGGGACACGAAGGGTCAGTATTGTCGGATTTGATTGGATTTGCTATGATACTTGTTGGAGGGTATTATTTTATCGCTGCTTTTGTTGCTGCTACAAAAATTGATCTAGATAATGTCGAGTTATTTACAATGCAAGACAAAGTTGCGCCCGTTGCTACTGTAAAAGCTACTGTTAAAAGTAAAACCAAAGTCAAAGCAGAGCCAGAACATGATCAGTTCCAACAAGACTGCATAGATGCTTTGAAATCTTTAGGAATTAAATCTAAAAAAGAAAGACAATACTTATTTAATACTATTATGAATAAACATAATACTCAAACGATACAAGAGTTTTTGCGCTACGCTCTCAAAGGATAAGATATGAAAAAATACACATACGATATTACCAAATTTGACTTTGCGAAAGTAATTAAAAGCATATTTAAAACAGATGATCTAGATAATATACATAATATTTTAAAACATAATAACGAAATACCAGATGACCCTTCTAAAGATCAAAAGACAGCGTTTCATAAAATATTTTATGCTTCTTTTGAAGATGAAGATGATAAGGTATTGCCACTGTATAGATCTTTTGTTAAACATATTAAAGATACTCATTATAAGGACAAGAGTTTAATTTATCAGGCAAGACCTACATTTAGAGTTCATTGTCCAGATAATATTGCTGTGGCGAAATGGCACAAAGACAAACTATACAATCACTCAGATAAAGAGATTAATATATTTTTGCCAATCACTAATGCGTTTGGATCTAATACAATATGGGCTGAAAGTAAAGAAGATTTAGGTGACTACTCTCCAATAAATGCAGACTATGGAGAATATTTTGTGTGGAATGGAGCTAACCTAAATCATGGGAACAAAAAAAATGATACTGGAATTAGTAGAGTTTCTTTTGATTTCAGAGTTATAGAGGAAAAAGATTTTAGCTATGTAGGAACCAGCGTTACTCAAAAAGTAGAAATGTCTTTAGGAAAATACTGGAGTAAGGTAGATGAAGAATAATCTCAAGAACATGAGAACTTACTTAGTTGGTGCTATGGATAGAGTTGTAGATGGCGGCATTGGCTGGAGGAAGGCTATAACCCCAATGCTATCAGAACTTGACGTACAAGTACTTAATCCTTGTGAAAAACCTATAGAGTCAGCAAAAGAGACCCCAGATACTAGACAGATTATAAATTATTATAAAGAAACTGGACAGTTTAATAAGATCAGAGAAGAATATGGTCATATTAGGAATGCAGACTTAAGATGTGTCGATGTGTCTGATTTTATTATCGCTAACATAGATATGAATGTTCACATGTGTGGATCATACGAAGAAATATCTACAGCAAACAGGCAGAAGAAGCCGATACTAGTATGGTGTGAACAAGGTAAGATGCTAGCACCTAATTGGTTATTTTTTATGCTGCCACACGAGCATATATTTAGTTCGATGGATCAATTGTTGGCATACTTATATGACGTATCAAGAGCAAAAGAAACTTCAAAACTTAAAAGGTGGTTTTTCTTTGAGTAAAAAATTAAATTTAGATAATACAACTTTACTTTCTATTGTTGGAAATCCAAAACATTTAAAATTCACCAAGATGGCAATGAATCATTGTTTATCTCAAGTTGATTTTAAAAAAACTTCACTTCTTTACTGTGAAGACGACGATGAATTTGAAACTCACAAGATACCATATTTAGATCTTGCTATGTATAATAAGTTTTGCGTAGAAGAATTATATAAATATGTAGATACTGACTTCTGCCTAATTGTACAGTGGGACGGATTTATAATTGATACCAGCTATTGGACAGATGATTTTATGGAGTATGATTATATTGGCAGTCCTTGGGCAGATTGGGGCTTTACTGTCGGCAATGGTGGATTTTCTTTAAGGAGTAAAAAGTATTTAGATATTTCATCTAAGAAAAAATATATTAGTAACAAACATCTACAAGATAAATATAAAGGTCACTACTTCGCCTCTGGTCATGTGTGTCCTGAAGATTTTTATCTATGCCACATGCTTAAAGACGATATGGTAAATGATGGAATAAAATTTGCCACGCCAGAATTAGCATATCAATTTTCCGTAGAACATCAAGGTATTGGCGTACTACCGGGACATGAGGATAAGGGGAGTTGGGTGTGCAAAACATTTAATCCTATGAAATTAGAAACGTATAAGTCATTTGGATTTCATGGTAAATTCAACGTAGCAGGAATGAAGGAATTATTGAAATATGAACATTAATTTAGTAGCACCGATTAATCAATTAGGATATGGAGTGGCTGGACTAAACATAGCTAAGTGTCTAGACGAACATTCAGATGTAAGCTTGTTTCCTATGGGTCCAATAGAGGTAACTAATCAAGAAGACGCTGAGTATATTAGAAAATGCTTACATAAATCACAGATGTTAGATTTTAAAGCTCCGTGCATTAAAATTTGGCATCAACATGACATGGCTCAATTTGCTGGAAAAGGCAAGAGAGTTGCATTTCCTTTTTTTGAGTTGAATGTATTTAATGATATCGAAAAACATCATTTAAATAATGTAGATATGATTTTTGTTACGTGTGATTGGGCAAAGGATATATGTGTTAATAATCTTGACATACATGAAGACAAAATTAAAACGATTCCTTTGGGTGTAGATAATAATATATTTCATCCTAACCACAATATTAGTGCTGGGAAAACTATTTTTTACAACTGTGGCAAATGGGAAATCAGAAAAGGTCATGACGTTTTGGTAGATATGTTTTGCAAGGCGTTTAATGAGGATGATAATGTAGAACTATGGATGATGTGCAGCAACCCCTTTCTACAACCACAAGAGCAAAAAGAGTGGGAAAATTTATATATTAACTCTAAATTAGGATCTAAAATAAAGATACTTCCAAGGGCAAAGACGCAAACAGAAGTGTATAATATAATGAGTGAAATAGATTGTGGCGTGTTTCCATCAAGAGCAGAGGGATGGAATCTAGAACTATTAGAATTAATGTCTTGCGGTAAAAATGTAATTGCTACAAACTATTCAGCGCACACTGCTTTTTGTGACAAAAGTAACTGTAATCTAGTTGATATCAAGGAAACAGAATCAGCTTATGATGGCAAGTGGTTTTTTGGTAGCGGAGATTGGGCCAAAATAGAAGATTCTCAAATAGATGCGTTTGTAGACATTATGAGATCTATTCACAATAAAAAACAAAATGAAAATCTACCAATAAATCAAGGTGGTATCAAAACTTCTGAAAATTTTTCATGGTCTAACTCTGCAAGAAAGATTATACAACATGTTCAACTTTTTTAAAAAGAAACAGGCAGAACAACCTGAACCAATAGAATTAGCCAGCATAAAACTTTATATTGGAGAAGATTCTATGGAAGAACCAAGAATAGCTATAAATTTAGAAGAGTATGACGAGGTATCTTTAAATGCTTTAGCCAAGTTAGTTAACTTATTAACGGAAGATAGTTTAGTTGTAGAAACAATAAATATAATTAAAAATTTCTGTATGGAATCTAAACAAGAAGAAGTTTTATTATTTTTATTGTCGCAAATTCATAACACACAATATCTTAAGAAAATGGAAGAAGAACAAAAGAATAGCAAGCCCTGCATCAAACCTTCTGAGTTATATCAAGCATGAGTACAATGAAAAGAGAAATAGGATGGCAAAAATATGAGATGTTATTAGAAGAACAAGTAACGTCTCCATTTTTATCTGAACTATTGAAACACACTATGAATTCTTTATCTACAGTAGAAGACAAGGAAGATGTAGAAATTACGTATGAGGACATATCTGAAGATGGAGTTGAGGAAGTAGATCCTATAGTTCTTCCCATCAATTCAAAGCTCATAGAAGATGCCTTACTTGTTACAAATTTTGATTGTTGGATAGCTCATACTAATTTTGATATCACTGAAAAGATTAAAAAAACTTTAGACAATATTGAAGGTGTAGAAATACTCAAAGTAATGAGTAGATATAGATTTTTTATAGGAGTTGGAAAAATGTTTAAATTCCAACATGTTCGTGGCACGATAGAGGAAAAATTACTAGAATAAAGGTTTACTAAAATGGAAAATTGCATAAATACAAAGATTGAACAAGCTCTAAAAAACAAGGACATTAAAAACATAATGCATAAAGCGTCTTCTAGATTTATGAAAGGTCTAGATCAAGATACTATTTATACATGCCAAATTAATGCACTTTGGAAGGCTTTTGTTAATTTTAAGCCAGAGAAAAATACTAAATTCACCACATATCTGTATAAAGGTGTGTTTATAGAATGTTTAAAAGCCATAAAATTTGAACGTAGACAAGATTTTTGCAGTAGGAGTATTCACGCTAATATACCAGCAAAAAACCAAACTAATACAATGTTTGATATTTTAGACGCAATTGATAGCCATGAAGACATGGAATTGATTCTAGACAAGTATCAGAATATGACAATTCAAGAAATGGCAGACAAGCGTGAATATAGCAGGGAAACAGTGAGGAAAAAGCTGAAAAAAATATATAGTCAGCTGAAAATTGCTTTTGATTAGTGTATACATTAATAGGAAAAAGGACTTATTTTTTAGGAATTTGACGTAATATCATGTCTTAAATATTTGGAGATATTATGGCTACTAAACAAGTGCAAACGACTAATGATAACGATGTAACTTCAGCCACAACTGTCAATGATGGTGGTGCTGTTGTAAATGGTGGAGCAATTGTTGCTGGCAATCCTATGACTGTCAACAAGGCTCTGATAGACATTGCTGACGGTAATGATTCAGATTATGGTGCGAAAGTCGTCCATAAGAATCATGCTTCCAGCAAAGATTTTTCTGGGGTTATCGAAGCTCTAGGAAATGGTAATGGTACATTTGCTTTCACGCCAAATCCACAAGAAGGGGAAAGAAATTTTCTTATTCGTGGAGCTGGCACAGCTGATGGCAATAATGAGATTAATAACTCTTCTAGCAATGTTCTGGCGATGCCAGATTCAGAAGTTGGATTAAGAGGTGTTAGTGACATTCATGGTATCATTGCTACTAATCAATTGGGAGAACGTGCAAACGCTGATGGAAGCACATCCACAGTTAAAGCATTTAACTATCTTGTTAAACCCTCAACAGCAATGGTTCCGGGTAGAACAAAGGGTGATGACGCTGGAGATGCTTCAACGTTTGTCAACCCAGTTGATGGTACTGATGCTGTAAGTTCAGAAATTTTCCCAACTAGAGCTGTTCCGGGTGAACTAACATTCATGTTTGGCGGTCCAAATCCAACAAACGTTAATGATAGTAATTCTCAGAGCTATAAAGCAAAAGATAGTCACGAAGCATAATAATTTATTATTAGTACAAGGGTAGCACCTCTTCGGGGGTGCTTACCCTATTTCTACCTAAAACATCGTGGAGAAAATTTGTGATAGAAATTAACCCAGAGATTATAGCACTTATATTTGGTGGAATTAGCGGTATAACTGGGCTTATTACGCTGATATGGAAGAAATTTCTAAAGCCAATAGTGAAATTATGTAAAAATCAAGATTTTTTTATGGAATCTGTTAATGAAATAAAAAAAGAATTATCTACTAATGGTGGAAGTAGCCTAAAAGATGCTATTATAGGCATGAGAGAAACCGTTGATAGAATAGAAGAAAGACAAAATGTAATCATACAAAGAACTAAAGCAGCACTGCATTATAGCAGTATGGCGCTGTTTGAAACAGACAAATCAGGAAGATTAATTTGGAGTAATGCAAACCTGTGTGAACTTACTAAAGATATAGTAACAAGCATAGAAGGGTTTGATTGGATTAATCTGTTCACGGAAGATGAAAGAGAAGAAGTACTTTCTGAATTTAAATCTTGTTTACATATGAACAGGAGATTTAGCAAAGTAACAGTCATGCAGAACAATAAAACGGTAAGACTATTGGGGTATCCTTATAGGATTACAGACTTAGAGCATGGCGGCTTTCTAGTTAGTATAACACAAGAAAATGAGGCATAAAATGGCAGACGATAATAAATCACCATCATTCAGTTTGAATGTTACAGATGTTATTGAAATTAGTAAAAACACAGCTCTTGTAGCTCTAGCTGCTGGGCTAACATATTTTGGAGAAAATTTAGCAGACCTTGATCTTGGAAATCTTGGTGTCATGTTTGTACCAATCGCTGCTGTTGTAATCAGCACTGTAGTAAGATGGGCTAAGAACAACGTACCGGAGTAGTAATATGTTTGAACATCCAAGAGACTTACTAAAAGCTTACAAGGACGGTTTTGTAGGCTCATGGTGTGATCCCGAAGATACCGATAAGCTACTAGGAGAACTGCCGCACCCCCTTTTTGGGGCGGCAGCTTCTAATTTATATAGCAGCGGTGAAGGTAAAGTAGCTTTATTATATAAATCTGTGCAAAAATATGATCCCACATTTGGAGCGCACGAAAGGCAAACTACAGGAGACTGCGTGTCTCATGCTACTAGGAATGCAGTCGATGCTACTAGGTGTCATGAAATTATTGGTGGAGACGCAGAAGATTTTGTAGCAAGAGGAGCTACAGAAGCTATATATGGCTCTAGAGGTCATGGTGGTCAAGGTATGTCTTGTTCTGTAGCTGCACGATTTGTACATCAAAATGGTGGCATTTTAGTTAGAAAAGATTATGGTTTTATTGATTTATCTAAGTACAACAGTAGAACAGGCACTAACTGGGGAAGATCAGGAGTACCTAAGCAAGTCAAAGACGAAGGGAAGAAACATCAAGTTAAAACTATTAGTATGATCAAATCTGTAGAGGAAGCAAGAGACGCTATAGCTAATGGGTACGCTTTAAGTGTCTGTAGTAATTATGGATTTTCCTCACGCCGTAATGAACATGGAATAGCTCGCAGAAGCGGGTCATGGAATCACGCAATGTCTTGGACGGCGATGGATGATAGCAGAAAAGTTCATAACGAAACTTTATTTTTGATACAAAATAGTTGGGGTGCATTTAACGGTGGACCAAAACAACACGATCAACCAGATGGTAGCTTTTGGGTTAGAGAAAAAGATGCTAGAGGTATGCTTAATCAAAATGGAGCTTGGGCGTATAGTGATGTGGACGGTTTTCCCCCTAGAAAAGTCGATTGGACTTTAGATGAGGTATTTTAATGTCGTCACAATTTCAACATATTCAATTACGAAGAGACACTAAAGCTAATCTTGATTTTCACAACCCCATATTAAAACATGGAGAACCCGCTTTTGCAGTTGATTTTAATGAACTAAAAATCGGCAACGGAATTAGTGCTTGGAGAGACTTGCCAGTAGTTGGAGCTTCTAGAGTTAAAACCGTCTCAGTAAACTTACCAGCTATACAGTCTAATACATCTCATACGGAAACAGTATCCGTTACTGGAATTGATAGTGATAATGAATATTCCATATTAGTAGCTCCAGAAATATCTATACCCGACTACGTTGACATAAGATATGCACATGTGTCGGCAGACAATTCTGTAGATATTGTTTTTACAAATATAGACAACTCAACAGTAGACGGCAATGCAAGTTCAAACTTTTCTACACCTACGTCTAACGTAAAATTACATTTGTTAATTAATATAACAAAAGTTTATGTAGAGCCTACAACGACGACTACAACTCCCCCGCCAATTATAGAAGATGTGTTTTCATTTGGACAAAATGAATTTGGACAGCTAGCTCAGGGGAATAAGGAAGAACTAAATGTACCAACGCTAGTGTATGATGGTGGTAAAAAATGGACCAGTTTTGCGCTAGGTCATTATCACGGACTAGGCGTAAGCAATACAGGAAAACTTTACAGTGTAGGTTATAATTACTATGGTCAATTAGGTCTAGGTGATAAAGGGGTTAGAACTAACAGAGCAACATTTACACCTATAGAAAAAATATTATTTAATGATGGAGAAGTTTTCGCTTCTGGTTTAAATCTAGTATCTGATACTTTTGGGTGGAACAGTGTGAGTTGTGGTTCTCAATTTTCTTTAGCTGTTAGCTCTGATGGTCAACTTTTTTCCTGCGGAGACAATACGTATGGAGAACTAGGAGTTGGAGATAAAACTTTAAGAAAACATTTTACTCTTTCGGGTAATCAATTTTATTATGAAGATATAACAAGTGATAACACTAGACAGTTTATGCCTACTCGTGGAGGAGTAAGGTTCTTCTCCTTGAATAACGATCAGACCCAAGCTGGTGTAAATAAACATGTGTTAAGCAAAGAGGAAGAGGCTGGAACAGATAAGTTTGCATTCATTACTCCTACAGGTGTTACTAATTTAGGAATTATACCATCTAGCAGTGGAGTATCTTTACATATTAATGGTACTACTACTTTATCAGACGGTGTTACGCCAACTATTTCTATAACTGGCACTCTTAATACAACGATAAATGGATACGCCTATTATTATGGAGATGTTTCTATTGATGTTTCTGGAGATTATGGAACGGCAAATCTGTTAGGTATTGGTAATGGAATAAATACCCTAGCTGACGATATACTAATATTTCAGCCCGACGTTTGGAAGAAAGTTTCAGCAGGAAACAACCACTCTGTGGGTATCATAAGGTCTAGTGGAACTCTTGATAGAGGTCAGTTATACTCTTGGGGTAACAACTCTTTTGGTCAACTTGGTCAAGATCTAACTCATAACCAAACATTAGAAACCCCACAAAAAATTATGGGATATTACAGAGATGATAATGCTATAGCAAATTATACAAATTTAAGTTCTTTTAATGACAAAAATTTATACACTAGCAGTGAGTATTTTTATGACGTATCCTGCGGTGCGCATCATTCAGTAGCTATTGCTCATCCAGATTTTACTCCATCTTCAGGAGTTAGTGGAGTATTTGGGTTTGGAGATAATCAGTACGGACAAATAGCTTTAGGAAATGAAAATCATGTTGATGTTCCGACTAGACTGTTCTTTGATTTCTCTAAAATAGATGACACAAACTTTACAAATTTGACAAATGATACCAATCTAGCAGTTCAAAAAATTAATGGTAAAAACCATTACGTTTTAAACTCTACAGGCAATAAAACATACAACTCATTAGAAAGATTTGTATTAGGCAAGGGGAATTATATTATCAGAGGAGTTCCTAATACTCATCCAATCGCAATATTAAACGCAGGAAAAGAATCAGCTATAACTTATAATGGCGACAATAGAATTGGATGTACCACTGTCTATAACACAACAAATGACGCAGAGTATGAATTTTACTATGGCGATGTTTATATTAATGTTTCAAATGACTTTGATAAAGTAAGTATATACTGCCTATATCATGGTTATATGGGTGGAGAAAATCTATTTTTCTATGAGACTCCAAAATATAATATAGAAGATGTTAAATGTGGATTAAATCATACTATTTTACAAACAGATACTGATCAAGCTGTTACTTTTGGTAGAAATCATAAGGGACAACTTGGATCTGGTGATAATCTAGATAGGAAGTCTCCTTTTAGGTTAACTAAGGGTAACATCAAGAAGATAGAAGCTGGTGGAGATCATTCCTTCTTACTTGATAACGACAAAACGTTATGGTCTTTTGGAGATAACGATCATGGACAATTAGGCTTAGGAGATAAATTAAATAGAGAAGTACCAACAAGATTAGATACTGATGTATTATGGCAAGACATATATGCTGATGGAAATTTTTCATACCTTAGTGTATTTTGTTTTTACCCAAATCCAGTTTCTTCTTTGTCTCTTAAAAATGCAGATACTTCCACAGTAGTTGGAAGCAGACAGTTGTTACTTGAATTCACACATACAACAGCATATGAAGAAGGATTAATAAATTACATTATAGAAATTTCTGAAGATAGTGGTTCAACTTGGACTTCGTATGACAACTTAGCTTTTGGATCACACTTTGGCGATAATAATAGTGAAGCTATGGAAAACGGAATATTTCAATACGTCCTTGATCGGTTAGATAATAGTAAAACTTATAAAGTTAGAGTTTCTGGAGAAAATAAAGCTGGGATTGGCTTGGCGGTAGAATCATCTAATCAAGTCAGCCCTAAAAAATCAAACTGGAGAGGTATCAGCTCGGATAAACAATTGTTCTATAGTCATATGGACGAAAATGATTTAGGTGATAAAGAACTTACTTACACTACAACTACTGGCTTTTTCACAAACGCTCCTAGATACTTAAGTGGAAAGTGTGGCGAAGCATTAAGATTATATCGTCATGACAGTATAGAGTTTAATACTATAAGCTCCGTACCACAGATGGAACAGTTTACTTTAGAATTTTTCTTTAATCCAAGAAATTATGCAGAACCTAATTCTCCAGTAATAATACTAAGAGATGCAACGTATGATTATTTAAAAATGCAATATGAAGGAACAGACGCTACAGGATATGAAATTAAAATATATGACTCTGGGAATTCTTTAATTATGAGTACAGATACTGTGCCATTTGGAGGATTAGCACCACAGCAAGAATTTAATTCGGATTCAAGACACGAAGATTATTCGCATATAGCAGTAGTAAGAAATAGCGGATTAGCATCGGACCCAACTGCTATAAATCTAGTTAAACTATATCATAACGGATCATTAGTAGCAAGCGGAATAGATGATACTCTGTATAATGTAACTAACATATTAGTTGCTTCTGGTGATACTCCGTTTTATGATTTTGACATTGACGAGCTTTCTCTTGCCAGTGGAGACTATTATGATACATACAATACGCATAGCTTTAGCAATACTATTTTACCACAAGTGAAACCTTTTGGAGAATGACATGGCAGAAAATAGAAACATACAAAGCATTAAACTACGACGAGATACTGAAGCTAACCTTAATACCATCACATTAGCAGAAGGTGAACTAGCTTACGCTACAGATACTACAGAGATTAAAGTTGGTGATGGCACGAATACCTTTCAAAATATAGTAGCTTTAAACGGTATCCCAGCAGATGCTGACTTTAACACAGTTACTAAGGGGGGCTTGCAGCTTGTACATACTGACCCAGCAACTATTATTAGTCAGTATGCGGGTCATAATAATCAGGTTAGTGGTGTTTTTAATGCTGTAATTGTTAGCCAAGATGTATACAATAATATAACAAAGAACGACAATACAATATACTTCGTGCCGGAGTAGGAGATTAGTAATGCCACCAGTATACGCAGGAAATGATCCGGTAACAGTAAATGTTGGCAATGTACGATTAGACACAATTTCAATAGGTCAAGCAATAATAAATAACTATACTTAAAGGAGAATGACATGGCAGTAGTATCAACAACAGACGTTGTGACAAACCCTAACACATCGTTAGAGGTCGCAACTAACGCAAGCGTAGTGTGTAGCTGTTTGCCAACTGGCGAATCTTTTACTATTGACACTACAACAGATAGTAATTTTGTAAACTTTGATGTCAGCATGACATACACAGCTTTACAAACTAAATTAACAGATAGATTTGATAAAATTGGATACTATAATGCAGTAGACGGAGGCTCACCATGAAAAAGGGCTTGGAACTTGTGTTTGTCAGTTTAATTTCTATTGCTATAACTTTAAGTTATATTAATAAAAATGCACAAACAAATCCTTGGTCCAATGGATTTAACAATAACTTTGGATGTAGTACTGAAGAAATATCAGGAATTTATAATAGCTATGTCAATCAATGGAAACAAGATATATCCAGTGCTTTCGACAGGGCTGAAAAAGAAGTTTATAAAACTTCTCCTACTCCAGATGATGTTGTAGGTCCACATCCAGATCCAGATAAATGCATTTGCAAAGGATCGGGAGTAATAAAACAAGGAGATGGTCACACTACACCATGTCCCTATCATGGCAGTAAGTATAATAAAATTCGTTCTAATTTAAAAGAACTTAACAGGACTATAACTAATCCGCTAATTATCGAGGAGAAATAATGGACATAGAAATGTATTTAAGAATCGGCGCTATTGCAATTGCTAGTATCATTTTACTCTCAACAGTAAATGTAAACGTATCGCCCTTATTAGAGAAAATAAAATCTTTATTTAAAAGAAAAATTGTAACACCAATTCCTGAAGGAAAAGATGTCTCTTTTTTAGAAATTGTTGAGACTTGGCACAAACTTAGAATACAGTGTGAAGTATATGGGTTGAGTGATGCAGTAGAAAAAATTGATGAAGTATTTCCATTGTTAAACACGGAGGACTAATAAATGATCAAGAAAATCTTTGCTATTACTCTAACTTTGTTTGCAATATTTGGAGCGTCTTGGATAGACATTGATTTATCTTCTATTATACCACGACCACAGCAAGAAGTCGTTATAGTAGATAAGCCTAGTCAAGAAATTATAAATCATGTGCAAGTAATTTCAGAAATTATTACTGATCCTTCTGATAGAGCAAAATTAGCTATATTTAACTACGAGTTTGCAAATAGGGTTCAAAATTATAATACTAACTCTCAACAAATAAATGATGTGTATACTTTAGCAGGTAAGAATTTTTTTGGAGGCAAGTTAGTAGACAAGTATGACAACCTATCGAGCGAACTAGTGGGGATATTTAACCAAATTTTATCACCAGATAATCATACACTTTCTAATGATGAAAAAAAACTATTGCATGATTACTTCATGGGCATAGCTTGGGTTATCGTTAATAAATAAAATTAAGGAGGTAATCGTGCCAGATTACAGTAAAACAAGAGTACAAATACGTAGAGGTACAACATCAGAATGGTCAAACGCTAACCCCGTATACTTAGGCGAGGGCGAATTAGCTTATGTTTCAGACGCTTCATTGTTAAAAGTCGGAGACGGAGTAACAGAATTTAGTTCTCTTGACAGCATTGGGAGCTTTGCGATATCTGTATCTTCAGATCATGATCCCATGCTCAATGGAAACTTAAAACTAAATAATAACAATATAGTTGGCAATGGCAGTATTAATATTTCCCTTGGAGATGTAGATTTAGACGATGGTAACTTGGCAGTTTCTGGTGATATTACTTGTAATGGTACAATAACTAATAACGGATCAACTATAGCTACCATAGAAGACTCTAGAGTTAAAGCTGATCATTGCACTCTAGGTTCTAGTGATATATCTAATTGGGTTCCTCCAGTTCAAGCAGATGTATTACGTGTAATAACTACAAATGACATAAATATTCACGGACTATCTACATTTTATTATAATAAAAATCAATTAACAGTTTCAAACAGTGGCCCTCACACTTTAACTTTTGCCAATGATAGTGCGACCGCAGCTAGTGATAATAGGTTTTATAATATACCTTCTGAAGATATGATTTTAGCGTCTGGAGAAACTATAGTAATGACTTACGATGATGGCTATAATAGATGGCTTAATTATACAGTGTCTAGAGCTACTAGAATTGTACAGCTTACGCAAGCTGAATACGACGATGCTTCCTTTGTTGTAGATCCTAATACAGTATATATTATAGTTTAAGGAGCATAATATGCCTAAAGCACGTAGGGGTAGTAGTGTAATTACAAAAATAATTTCTGGTGAAACTTTAAAAAAAATAAAAAAATTTGGTTTTGGTTCTAACTTAGTAGATTTTACCACGCCTACTACAGTCCCGTCTAATACTGTTGCGGAAGCTATAGCACCACCCAACAATGGGGAAGCGTATCGTAATATGTTTGATCCCGCATATAACGTGTGGAATAAAGGAGAATGGGAGAGTGATGATAGAAAATTTGTAATAAATATCTCCAGTAAAGAAGGTGAAAGGATAACAAAAGGAAATGCAAGCAAAGTATCAGATGCATTTGTGCCAGTTCCAGACGCAAGAAATCTACATGACCAATTTTACGATCACGTTGGCTTGCTTCTTGATAGTCAGCTTTTGGACAAGTCTAGTTTCGGAAATAGAGTAACCAATGGATATAGCTTCTTTCGAGCTGTGGTGCTTGAAGAAGAAAATCATAGATCAGCAAAATTTAGAAACTATTATTCTCTTGACGGTAAAGGTAAGAGACTTGAGATTAATGACTTCTCACGAAACAATGATTGGGGTTCAGAATTTTTTACATTTGAAATGTGGATAAGACCTGAACGTAAAAATCAAGCTGGGGACTCTGGCAATCCAACGCATACTCTGCTAGACATGAGACTTGAGGGAAACAGAAGACCTGTTGCGACGAGACCGGGATATCCAGTAATCCAATTGTACGATAATGGAAATGTAGTTCTTAATTTCTACACTACCTCGAATGTTAATGTTGTAGCACCGGGGGTAGTATTTGACGAATGGAATCACATAGCTGTACAGCGTCATGACGGAGATATATCTATCTATGTAAACGGCGTAAAAAAGATAACAACTACATATACTGGTACATTTAGTGCTAATGGTAACTTCTTTATTGGTCATATTGTTGGAAGCGGGTCAAACATTACTAATATGTCTGTTGGTTTTAAAGGAGACATAGCATTAGTAAGAAACACACCCGGAGTAGCTAGGTATGCTAATTTAGATAGCTTTAATGCAGACGCAACTATAACTACGTTTAATGTACCACCATTAAATCCAAATAGTATTAGTGGACTTAAGATGTGGCTTGATGCAAACGATAGAACTAGTATTAAAGACACTGCATTTGGTGTAGAATTCTGGGGTGACAAATCTGGAAACGAAAATCACTTGGTGCAAACAAATATTGGCCTTAGACCACACCTTCAGTACAACGAGTCTGTTGAAAAACCAACAATGAGATTTTCAGGAACTAGAGATAGATCAAGAGATGATCCCAGAGAACCTTACATACAAAACGGTGACTATCTAGAGTGTGAAACAGATATTTTCTCAATACCAACAGGCTCTGGAGATGATGGTAAAGCAGCTAGAACAAGTATATTCATAGTTTTTAAAACTTTGTCAGGTCTTGAAGAAGCGAGATCTGACAGTAAAGGGCGAGAACTTGCACCACGAGTAATAGGATATGAACATGCAGTATTAAGTTTATTAAATACTGGAACAATTCCTATCACTGACGGGGCCGGTAATTCATCTATAAAATTTGATAATAGTTATTGGAGCTTGATAGATACAGTACAGGCGTATGGTTCTTCTGGAATTAATTCTTATATGATTAATAGAAAAGATGATTTTAGACAAAGCCCAAGAAGAATTACAAGATCTACCACAGATCGTTCCTCTTCGGATAAATATAAGGTAATAGAAATAGAGTGGGGTGGCGACCAATATGATAGTTCTCAAGGAAGTTTTGATTACTTTAGAAGTGAAGAAAAAATAAAATGGGGACCGTTATATGTACGAACAGGACACCTCAATAGAAACCCGCACTCTTATGATAAGTTTGTGGTAGGGTCGCAACTGAGAGCAATAGAAGAAGGTTATTCAGCTGACAAGAAGATTCAAAATGGCATGGTTGGAAATGTAGCAGAAATACTTGTGTATAAAGGTGGAGTAAGCGAAATTGATAAAAAGAATATAAGAAATTATTTGAATGACAAATGGGAGGCGGTATGAAAAATTATATAGGCACAAATATAAGACATGTCAATAAAACAAATAATCTTTTTGGATTATCAATAGCAGAAGGTCATATTGGTAAATTTTACTGTGGTGATACATCACTTGATCCCGGCAATGACAGGATACGAGAGAGATATAGTACAAGCAATTCATACACATCCTTTGGTAAAAATATAGTAACTGGCTCTAGGGCTAGTCTGAGCCGTACAGCGGAGAGAGGTGTAGATGGAAAATTCTTAACTTCTGGTAAAGTTCTTAGGTTTGAGCCTATAATTATATTCTACAATATGCCAAAAATAGGTTGGGGTCCAACGACTACCGATACAGATGTTCTTAGCAACAGTACATACCAAGATAGTGGAGGAAACATTAGAGCGAATTATAGTGCTGTTATAACTAGGCATAAAGCTAGACAAGCGCTTCAAAAAATTGATATTAGTCAGTCTGTAATACAAAATCTTTTAGATACAGAAATGGATGTAGAAATTTATGCATACTCTAATAAAAATATATCCTTAAGATCAAATACCAACAATACAGATTATTTGCATTCCTCTCATTGGACAAAAACACTTTTAGCTAGAATAACAATTCCTGCTAATGATTTGTCTTCATTAAATTTAAATGATAAAGTTTTTGTAGATTTAGATACAGACGCTTTCGTGTTAGAGCTAAGACCTGTTGATAAAAAAATGAGCAAGACATATAACCATGAACTACTGTCAAAAAACGAACCTGTGATTTATATTAACACTAGTTACGTTGAGAAAAAAATAAAAATTACTGAAACGAGAACACGCACGGTTTATGACAATAGAATTATTACCCCAGCACCTTCAGAACCACAAGTATTAGCCTCTTCCACTAATGATACTGGAGGCAATGTAACAGTAGCTTTACCATCAGATGATGGATCACCAACTCAATCAACTAACGACGACGTAGCAGTGACAACTGGTAGCAATGGGCAGATGGAAGTAGAAATTCCCACAGAGCTGATAACCTCTGACGATCCAGAAAAGACAACGTGGAAAGTAGATCGCTACAAAATGGCAGCACTTCCTCTAAATACTGTAAACGATCCAATAGATTTTGCGATCTCTATGTCTTCACAGTCAGTAGGTAAAGTTCCCTTAATAATTCATAAGTTTAGAAAGATTAAAGAGACGACAAATATAGTACAGGACATGACCGGATTTAGTTTTAAAACAGATCCAGACTCTGTTTATAGACCAGCTCCCGGCACAATACCTGTCGCAGATACCGAGCTAGCCTCATTTAAACAACAGCCAACAAACTACGCAGAGGTAATATCTTTTAGACCTGATGGGCGCAATAATAGTACTCACAGTACTAGGGGTAATTTGTATGTCTTTAATGACCTACGTACTCCCAATCTACCTTCGGTAACTGGTGAATTAGCATTACAAAAAAGATTTAAACCAAAAAATCCAGATCACATCGGTTCCGTTTACTATCCCGGTGATTTAGTAGAAGTAAATCCAATACTTTTCATTCGCTTGCCTTGGTATGGAATACTATCTGAGCAAGCAAAATCCGTCCTTAGTAATTTCACCTCTACTCCCGTAGATCTCTTTGAACTTGGTGTTATACCAGCTGGAACTGATGACGGACACTTTACACATGAGTTAGTATTAGAATTTATAGGTAATGATGGTAGCACAATGACGAAAAAAGTAACTGTAAATTCCAGAGATCATCGCACTGTTGGCGAATTATCCCCTCTTTCCAGAGGTGGTATAGATCAACCGAATCCAGAATATTGGCAGATGGGTTTTGCTTCCACCAACCACGTTGAAAGAATTGAATTACCTGATAATTATTACAATGTAAGACTAATAAGTGCAAAAGTAAAAAGAAATTCTTCTAGCGAAACCACGAGCTATAAAGCTCCACTGACCACTAAATACTTTGTTAAACAGAAGCCCCTAAGTTTCCAGAGAAACCAGTGGAAAGAACAAGGTTCTCATTTTCCAGAAATTCAAGCAGCCCTTCAGGCTAGCCCATTATCTAACCTCACTGCAACTATGGTCGATAAGGGCAGTATGAAAAACTTCAAGATAGAATTTACAGATTCTGAAGCTGGAACGGGAAAATATTATTATAGAATACAAGTAGTACGTAAAACTAAATTCTTTACTACTAGAAAATTACTAGAAAGAAGTGAACAATATAGTCTTGAAAATAAACCTACTATAATTGATGGTAAAGTAACCTTTACATTACCAAGCGAAACTAATTTTAGTGAATCTGATTTTCAAAATTCAGAATTAAAGTTTAATGTTACTAAATATCAAAATGAAAAAATGATATTTGTTAAATCTATTAATTCAGTTACTTTTACTGGAGCTAATTTTAATAATACATTTAGTGGCTTTGGTGCAATAACTAGTTCATCTACTCTTATATATCCCACAGGAGATATACAGATCGGAACGAAAACGCTACCTAACTTTAATGAAATAACAGGTATTACTAGTGGATACAACGATTTTTACACACATAATATAACATGCTCCGACGTTGCTGTAGTACCAATAATCATTCATGGAGAACCAGAATCAGATACTTATATTGCAAAATTTGGTCCGGGTGGGTACAGTGCAGTTACCACTAAGTTTGGAACAGTTGAAGTGCCGGGAGCTGGATATTCAACAACTGGAAGACTAGGAACCGCCCAAGCAAACGATGGATACTCAGTAGAAAAATATTTCATATCTTATGTTGTGTTACAACCCGGAGTCGAGAACCAGATAACCGTTCATTCAACCATCGGAGGATACAATCTTACTACGGGTGAATTAAACTTTACGTCTGCTGAATCTACAGTTAATGGAACCCCTATAACTACGATGAGTCACAACAAACATTTAAGGTGGGGTGGGAGTCGTGGGCGTGGAGGGCTTGGGTACGTTAATTTAGAAACTGTAGATTATGAAACTACTAGTGATGGTAAATTCTTAGAACCACTAAAGGAGAAAATAGCCTTCACAAAAAGCGTCCGCGCTAGCGACATTTACACCTTGGATTTTTCTGGAAATAGTTTTCCATATACTAATTTCTCCATAAAAAGAAAAAGATTTGATCTAGATGATAGAGATAACGGTCGTCTAGGAAATGGTTGTTATACTGTTAAAGGGACGGTAAACTTCATTGCTAATTCAAATGATAGCGTTAGACCCACTGTAGTTATTGGAACGCATAAAGAAACAATTATAGGTCCATTTAGCTTAGACTCTAGCACTGGATTATTTTATAAAAAAGTAGAACTAAATTTATCAGACTGCGTTGCCAACTATGCGGACACTAAGGCTTTTTTAGAGAGTGAGTTGAATATTACTATTGATTCATTAAATGAATATAGTCTTGCAGAAGCTCAAGAAGAAGTGAAGGATGCCACAGCAACTCTAGAATTCTTTCTACCTAGGAGCTACGACTCAGCAGCAAACTATCCGACATCCGGCCCTTATGTTAAGCTTACCCTAGATAAAATTCAACCATTTTACAGCGGATCTTATTCGCATGTGTGGTCGCATACGTTCATAAACTTTCGAGCAGATCATAGATCGGGTCTCGGACACAGCGCTGTACCTATAGATGCTAATAAAGCATACGGCAGTGGTAATACAAAATTTTCTAGCTCTATAAAAGACTACCTTTTAGCTTTTCATATAGCTGGAGATACATATCAATACTCATGACACTAAAGGAGAAAACATGGCAAACCCAAATTTATTAAGTCTTTCTACAATACACGCAAACGTAAATGTCTCAGCTGTGCCGGACACAAATACAGTTATGATTACTTGTCCGGCTAACAATGTTTATAAAGTAAATAGCATACAAATATCATCTAATAGTGATGCTTCAGGTATATATACCGTATCTTTAGATTCAAGTATTTATGCTCAAGTTCAATTAAATGTTAATACTCTGACAGATGTGGTTATAAATAGGCCATTGTATGTCACTGAGGGCGTTGCTCTTAAAATCAAATCAGATATTAGTGGTGGAGCTGCGACTTGTACGGTTAATTACGAAACACTGTCAGAATAATAAGGAGATATATATATGTCACCAAAAGAAGTGCATGAAATTTTATTAGATGTTTTTAAACATGGAGCAACTATTAATGGGGTAAAAATTAAATCCGACAACCCCGTTAGTATGACTATAGAACAAATAGATAGTGACAGAATTAAAATTACTTTTCCTAACAATCAACCTGTAGCATCCTTTAAAAGATTTATAACTTTTTCTGCAACAATTAAAAGTATTGTTTTGAAAGAGGAAAGCGGTTTTGTAGAAGTTAAGAATTTTCCATCTATACCTTTTGGGTATGAAAGTTTTTTCTTTGACCATAAAGCCACACCAGTAGATACTACAGATATTGAATCTCAAATTGAAACAAAATATTGTGGAGAGAAAAAAGAAATAGCTAGTTTATGCTTGCAGTATGCAAAGGAATGGGCTACAATATCTAGTAAGGCGGTTTGTTTTAAAAGTGCTAGCAGCTCTGATAAAAGAAAATTAAAAAAACAATGTTATAACTTTGTTGTAGATAACGTTAAAAATCGTGTGGAAAAACGTCACGGATCAGTAATACTAACATATATATTATTGGTTTTAATCATACCAGCTGTAGCTAAATTCATTATAAATAAACTCCTTGAGAAATACTTCTAATATTATACAACTTACTTTTTTAAAAGAACGCGGGGATCGTACATGTCAATTAAATCCTTGATGAATTATACATTCGTTTCTAAATACGCAAGGTGGGATGAGAACAAAGAAAGAAGAGAGACATGGGGTGAATCAGTTGATAGAGTAAGACAGATGATGTTTGATAAGTACGTGTCTGGTAGTATACACCAACAGACTACACCTCCTCCAGTGGCAGAGATTGCGAGGTATATTGATCAAGCATATGGCGACATGAAGAAGAAAAAGATCCTTGGATCACAAAGAGCTTTGCAGTTTGGTGGCTCTCCTGTGTTCAAACATAATGCTAGAATATATAATTGTATTGCTTCATATATTGATAGAACAAGATTTTTCCAAGAATGCATGTATCTTCTGCTGTGCGGGTGTGGCACTGGATTCTCTGTGCAAAAACATCACATCGCCAAGCTGCCTAACTTAATTAAAGGAAAGAACGGTCAAAAGAAATTTGTCATTCAAGATTCTATTGAGGGGTGGTCAGACGCAGTAGGCGTTCTTGTTTCTAGTTATTTTAAGGGGGATGATCTTTTCCCTGAATACAATGGCAAAACAGTTATTTTTGATTACTCAGAAATACGTCCAGCAGGCTCTCATTTAAAGTCTAGCGGAGGAAAGGCTCCCGGCCCAGATCCTTTAAGAAATGCTCTTACAAGCATCAAGAAGACCCTTGACGGAGCCATTAAAAATGGACAGAAGAAACTTAGACCTATTGAAGCATATGATATAGTAATGTATGCGGCTGATGCTGTAATTAGTGGTGGTGTTCGTCGTAGCGCTACAATCTGTTTGTTTTCTGCTGATGACGAAGAAATGGCGAAAGCCAAAACTGGATCATGGTTTATGGAAAATCCACAGCGTGGACGATCAAATAATTCTGCCCTTTTACTAAGAAATGAAACTAGCAAACAACAGTTTTCTGAACTAATGCAATCCGTAAAAGAGTTTGGAGAGCCGGGATTTGTTTGGTCTGATTCTACAGAGCTGATTGTAAATCCATGCGTGGAAATTGGTATGTGGCCTGTAGACGAACAGACAGGTAAAACTGGGTGGCAGGCTTGTAATCTATCGACTATTAACTGCTCCAAAGTAACAACCAAAAAAGAATTTTACGAAGCATGTGCTTCTGCTGCAATTATTGGAACACTACAAGCTGGATTTGCTAGCTTCCCATATCTCGGAGAGGTTTCAGAAAGAATTATAAGCCGCGAAGCTTTGTTGGGGGTGTCAATGACGGGCGTTATGGAGCAACATGAAATCTGTCTTGATTCAGAAGTGCAAAAAAAAGGCGCAGAAATAGTTAAAGAAACAAATAAAAAAATAGCAGAATTGATTGGTGTCAATCAAGCTGCAAGAACTACATGTGTCAAGCCTGAAGGAACGTCTAGTTGCATTCTTGGAACATCTTCTGGTATACATCCCCATCACGCCAAGAGATATATCCGTAGAGTACAAGCAAATAAAATGGAACCTATCTATCAACACTTTAGAAGTATTAATCCTAGAGCTTGTGAAGAGTCCGTATGGTCTAATAATGACTCGGATGACGTTGTAGCTTTCTGTGTAGAAGTTCCAGATGGTGCGAAGATTAAAAATCAGGTTGGAGCAATTGATCTTCTTGAATATGTAAGAGACACACAAAGAAACTGGGTTATGAATGGAAAAAATCCTAAACAGTGTACTCAACCTTGGCTAACACACAATGTGTCTAATACTATTAATGTTAAACCAGATGAATGGGATGCTGTTACGGATTATATTTACAAGAATCGTAAGTATTTCTGTGGGGTTTCTTTACTTCCTATCGCTGGAGATAAAGATTATGCACAAGCTCCGTTCACAACCGTGTATTTACCTAGTGAGCAGATACAACATTACGGAGACGCTGCGATGTTTGTTAGCGGGTTAATAGAAGTTGGACTTTCTCTTTATGAAGATAATCTCTGGTCTGCCTGCGATAGCCTGCTAGGTGTTGGTCAAAAAATTAAAGGTAAAGATAGAAAGTCTTATCAAGATAAATGCCAAAAATTTGCTGACAGATATATGAATGGAGATCTAAAACAACTTACTTATTGCATGAAAGATGTATACAATTGGAAAGAATGGTTAGACATTAAACGTGAGTATAAAGATATTGATTATACAGAAGTGATAGAAAAAGAAAATAATGTTAATCCAGTTCAAGAAGTAGCTTGTGCTGGCGGTAAGTGTGATATAATTTAGGAGGAATATTAATGATGGGATTTGTATCATATAAATTGTTAACCGAAACGGCACAGATGCCATTTAAGTCACATAGATCAGATGCTGGATTTGATTTAACTGCTGACGAAAACACATGGGTATTCGGAAGAGAACGACAAACAATTAAAACTGGTGTATCTTTTGATATGCCTGACAATATGGCTGGATTAATTTGGCCCAGATCTGGCCTAGCGGTGAAGAAGGGCATAGATGTATTAGCTGGCGTTATAGACTCTGGCTACAGGGGAGAGATCATGGTTTGTCTTTACAATACTTCTGACGAAGATGTAGAAATAAAACGTGGGGATAGAATCGCGCAGATTATATTCCAAGAGGTTCCCGTCATCTCTTTAATGTTAAGAGAGGAATTGGAGACCTCCCAACGAGGGAGTAATGGTTTTGGCAGCAC